CAGACATTGGTGCAATTGGCGCACAAATACGGTTGATGTCACCACGAGAAATTAAACGAAACTTCACCGAATCACAAGGCGACACACGCCGAGCAGACGAAGTAACAATGGGTTCAGTAGCGAACAGCACCGCAGGTCTAATCCGTTTACGACGGGACCGTATCCAAGCAGAAGCAGCACGTCTAGCAAGAGCATACCCAACATTCTTATCTAAGGATTAAACGGTGACAACGCTTCTACGTTTCACCGATGCGTTCTTCCCAGCACCAAGATTTTTTGCTGGCGGTACAACCACCCAACTAGTACCAGACATTTTCCCGTTGGCTATCAACGGCAGACCATATCTCGTTGACCAGAAAGCAGGCACGTTCACTAGAGGTTTCGAACCACGTGTGCGTGACTCCGTGGACCAGTCAACAAGCCCAGGTGAAGCAGCAATTAACCCTCAAGGGTTGTGGCGTCGAGGTGAATCATCATGGCATTTTGGTGCTGGTCAAAAATATGCGGACACAGCCGACGCACAAGACTACCGATATTATTCCAGCAAAGGTGTTAACCCGTGGACTAAGGGACAGTTAACTTTGTTGAATGCTACGAAACAGTCACGTTCGTCAGCGAACACCAACCTGCAAGTAGTTGTAGCAAACGGCAAACTATATATGTTAGATGGTTCCGCTGTCCGTTATTCTTCTGACCCTTTTGCGGCGTCACCAACATGGACATCGGTAACAGGTTTACCTGCACTCACCGCCAGAGACATCGCATCAGATGGCACAAACGTATATTTAACTTACGCTGGCACAACAAACAGTTTCGGGCTTTGGAAAGTCAACACATCTCACACCGCATCTAATGTGGCTCACGGTCACGAATTCTATTATGTTGATTTTGTTAAAGGACATCTAATGGTAAGCGGCGAAGGTACTGCGGGAAGTGCAGGCGACCTGTACTACGACCCGACAGGAAACGTCGCAGGCGACGACTACGCCCATCCGATATCCACATGGAACTGGACAAGTTTCGCATCAGGACAAAACGCAATCTACGCATCAGGATACTCAGGTGACCGAGGCGCAATCTACAAAATCACCATCACATCCGCAGGCGTACTCGACCAACCAGTCGTAGCACTCGACCTACCAACAGGCGAAATCCCTAAAGTTGTATACGGATACCTCGGCGGAATATTCATTGGCACAAACAAAGGCGTCCGATACTCGACACCAGACAGCGCAGGGAACCTCACAGCAGGCGCACTAATCCCAACAACAGGCGAAGTTGTATCGTTTACAGCCGAAGACAAATACGTGTGGTACAACTGGTCACAATACGACGGCACATCCACAGGCTTAGGCAGACTAGACCTGTCATCGTTGATAGCGACAAACACCCCAGCGCACGCCTCAGACCTCATGCACACCTCAACAGCGAACGTCCTATCGTGCGCCACCTACGATAACAAACGGGTGTTCGCAGTATCAGGCGCAGGCGTCTACGTGGAAGACTCAGCGAACTATGTGACACAAGGAGAAATCGTCACAGGCATCTACCGTTGGGGTATCCCCGACCGCAAATTCGTAGCCAAATTTGATATCCGAACCACCCCCCTGTACGGCACAATCACCCCATACATCTCGTCAGACGATGGCGCATACACCTCGATGACACCCCACGAAACATCGCTCGCCACAGAAGCAGTAGCGACAGGTCCGCAAGCCAAATTTATTGAAGCCAAATTTAAACTAGAACTAAACCGAGGGTCAGCAACCACAGCCCCAACCCTTACCCGATGGATGGCTAGAGCGTACGCTTCCCCAGCCCGAAGCCAAGTATTCCGAGTACCACTACTTATGCACCACAAACTACGGGTACATGACACCGAGTATTATTTTGATGTAGAATCAGAACTACAAGCACTACGGGATTTGGTAACAAACCCTGTGGTGGTAAACTATCAAGAGAATAACGAAACATATTCTGTTGTAGTGGAAGATTTAGAATTTCAGGTTGTAGACGGATACCAGCAAGACTGGGATTTGGAAGGAACCTGTACGGTCACAATGCGTTCGGTACAAGATTAGGAGCATAGATGTCAGCAGTCACTAGACGGTCTTACGCAGGTGCGGCTCCCGCTTGTACTCTCACGAACTCTATTACCGCTGGCGACACCACCGCACTTTTGACGGGTACTGTCACAGCATGGAATGACACCGCTAACGGTCCGTTTTTCATGGTGATTGACCCAGGTTTGGTTACTGAAGAAAAAGTTTTGGTTGGTTCCCGCACAGGTTCGTCGTTGTCTTCGATTACTCGTGGTTCGGATGGCACTACTGCCGCTTCTCATGCTGCTGGCGCTACTTGTTACCCAGTCTTTACCGCTACTGACGCTAATGATGCGAACGAGTTTGCTTCGACGATGACGACTCGTGGCGATTTGTTGACGATAAATTCGTCTGTGAACCCTGCCCGTATCGCTATCGGTACTACGGGTTATGTGCTAACTTCTAACGGTACGGATGCTGCTTGGGCTGTTTTACCTACTAGTGGTGTTGCTGGTGATAGTGACCAGTTGGTTTTAGGTTCACAGATATTCAGTTAATAGGAGAATAAATTATGGCAACAACTTTTACTAAAAAAACTCTTTCAAATAGCACAGACGGTAAAGCCGTTTTGGTTGCTGCTACCGCGACTGCTGGCACATTGATTCACACAGGTTCAACTACGGTCACGACTCTTGATGAGGTTTGGATTTATGCGGTGAACAGTTCTGCTTCGTCAGTTAAATTGACGATTGAATGGGGCGAGGCTACTGCACCTAACGGCAATATCGAGGTTACTGTTTTGCCTGAGGCTGGTTTGGTTACTGTAGTGCCTGGGTTGTTGTTAAAAGGTAACGCTACTGCTTTGACGGTGAAGGCGTTTGCTGGTACGGCGAGTGTTATTGCTATTCACGGTTTCGTTAATCAGATTACGGTTTAACTATGGGTGTCCCTTCGGGTTATACATCAGGTCAGGTTGTTCAGGCTGTTCCGACAGGTATCAACTCTGCGCTGGTTCTGATTAGCACCACAACTATTGGCACTACGGTTTCTAGCGTTACGGTTTCTAGTGCGTTTAGTGCTACTTATGACGCTTACAAAATTACAGTTACTGGCGGTG